GCCCGACGAGGTGGTGGTGATCGTGCCGCCCTTGACCTGGGTGACGGTCGTAGGCCCCTGGTTCGCGCCGCTCATAAGCGCACCAGGAACTGATCTGGCTCCATGTAGCCGAGCACCCAACGGATACCGAGACCGGTCCACACCGGATCATCGCCGCCCTGCTGGTCGAGAAAGGCGAGGTCGCCGATGAAGCCGAGATAGGTGTCGCGCACGATCAGGTTGGTGTGCTGGCAGATGACACCGCCAATAATCTGCGCGTCGTTCACGTAGAGATCGCAGAACAGCCCGGGTACGCGCTGATAGATGTTGATTCGGCAACGCTGTCCGCCGAGCGATGCGGTGAGCGTCTGCGACGGCACAGCGGCGATCGGGATGAGCTGCATTCATCTCGCCCCATGCGGCGGCGCAAAGTAGCCGGGCGGCACTGGCGATCCTGGTTTGACGAAGGACCCGGTGAATGCGCCGTCCTGATCGTACAGCGGCACGGTGCCCGGGGGTGCTGCGCTGAATGGCGACGAGGCTCCCGGCGTCGTTGAAACAGGGATGGTAGCACCCGAGCCGTACTGTCCGCTTTGCGTTCCTGGCGCACCGCTGGTAGCGGCAGTCGCGCCGTTGGGGCCGGTAACCTGCTGGGGCTGCACCGTGCCGCCATCGGCGGGCGACGCACCGCTCGGTTGCGAGGGCGCATTGGCGCCGCCGTTGCCGCCGTCGCCTCCACCTGTGCCGCCTGATCCGGTTCCACCGGTTCCCTGGGTCGCCGATGGGCCAGTTCCGCCGCCCGTCCCCGGCCCGGCAATCGGATCAGTGCCGGTGAGCTGGCCTGACTTGCTGAACGCCGGCTTAGCCGAGGGACGTATCTCCTGGCACCACACATCGACCTTGATCAGTGCCGCACCGTTCCGCGCCTCGCGCCGATAGTCGTAGTGCACGATGTTGACCATCGGATACTGCGCTTCGGGCGTCACGACGCTCACGAGGTCGGTGGTGGCGATCGCCGCGTCGAGCATCTGCAGCATGGTCCGCCGGCTGTCGGCGCCGCTGAAGCCAGGGATCAGCGAGAGCAGCGCGCCACCCGGGATCAGGCTCCCGAGCAGGCCCTGGTTGCCGCTGAACGCGAAGGTCACGCGGATATCGAACGGCTCCTTCACCTTGTTGTAGTCGACGAAGCCGCCCAGCTCGATCGGATAGCGCGCGACGTTCCATTCCTGCCGGTAGTCGACCGCGATCACGCTGTCGGAGACGAACACCGGCTGGCCGGTCTTGGGCGAGAAGATGCCCCAGGTCGGCCCGAGGCCGAGGAACTGCTTGACCACGTTGATCGCGTCCGAGGCGACGGCGACGACGGTGTTCTCGATGGCGCCCGCTTGCCGCATGACCGGGGGCACGCCGGGCGAGCGCGGCACGTTGGGGTAGGTCGGCGGCGTGACCGGCGTCAGCGCCATCAGGCAAGGCCGGTGTTGGCTGCGCCCACTAGCCCTCCGGCGAACTCGCTACGCAGCCCGCGTGCGAGGCCACGGGCGTCCGTCGCTGCGGTCTGCACGGTGATCGGGCCATGCACGTTCACGGTCTGGCTGCGGCTGTTGTCGTTGGAGACCTGCTGGCGTCCGGCGGTGCCGTCCTGCGCCTGTGCCGCCATTGCGGCGTGCCGCCGATAGGCGTCGAGCATCATCTGGTTGTACGAGGCTCCGCTGGTGTTGTTCGCATCTACGCCAGCACTGCCGCCGTGCAGTTGCCGCAGGGCACCGCCCACGCCCTTGAGATGTGCCGTCGCCAATGCGCCAGCCCGCTGCTCGGGCGTCATCGCCGCATATACCGGATCGCGCATCAGCTGCTGGTGATGGGCGAGCGTGTATTGCAGCATGTAGCGTTCCTGCATCTCGGGATTGGCAAGGAACTGCTCGCGGGTCGGTGGGGTTTCGCCGAGCGCCAGGGCGGTCTCTCTGATCTCCGGCCCGCCGAACTGATACTTCCCGGCGTATCCGTAGCGATTGACGATGCCGTAGCGCCCGCCCGACTCACGCTTCCCAAGGGTCGCCCGGTAGATGTCGTACTGCTCATCCGTCATGCCGAGCGTTTTCGGATCGCCGCCGCGCACGCCACCCATGTTCGGCTCTTGCGTCGTGTCGTCCGAGGCCGTCGAGCCCGGCCACATGCCGGCGACGAACGCGCCGATAGGACCGGCCCATCGCAGCGCCGTGCCCAGGCGCGACGCGGCAGCCCCAGCGCCTGTGCTCGTCGCGAACCGCCCGGCGCGCCCGGCAACGCCGCCGGCGGCGCCCGCCAATCCTCCCGCACCCAACGCACCGGCCGCGCCCATCAGCGCCGCAGCGGAGGCGTCCAGCGCAACGGACGAGCCGGTCAGCGCAGCGGCAGAGGCGGTCAACGCCGCTCCGCCCAGGAACGATTTGAGAAAGCCGAATATCCCGAGCGCCACAGTGCCTCCGGCGCCCGCAACGCCGATCGCGGTGGCGATGTAGGGATGATCCTCGATGAACTTGGTCACCGCATCGAGGATGGCGGTGAAGGCCGGGCCGAACCGCACGATCAGGATGTTGGCAAGATTCTGCGCCGCGTTCGTCAGCTTGACCCAGGCGGTCTGCACCGCCTGCATCTGTTCGGTGCCTTCCTTCGTCGAGCCCGTGGCGCGCTTCTGCGCGTCGGCCAGATCACGCCGGACCTGCGCCTCGCCCTTCATCGCCTCGATGACCTCGGCCGGGCTGTAGCCGCCCAGCCGGCCGACCCTGCGGACCTCCGCAGGCTGATTGCGATGTTGCTCGGCGAACCGGGCGAACCGGATCAGCGCATCGTTCGCATCGCTCGGCACCCCGCCGATCGCGGCGAAGAACGGATCCATGGGCGACGAGCCGATGGTCTTCAGATCGTCGATCGCGTTCTGCATCCGCTGCAACGAGGCGCCTGCCTCGTCGGCGCTGCCGCCCATCTCGGCGATCATGTTGCGGTAGGCCGCGAGCTGCGGCACCGACGAGCCCAGCATCGTCGCCTGTCGGCCGAGCGAGGCGAGGTTGGTGACGACGCCCTGGATCGTCTCGCCGATGCCCTTGCCGCCGATCAGCACCGCCATCAGCGACAGCGCCTGATTGCGGATCTTGTTGAAGTACTCGGCCGCGACGTTGCCCTGCGAGGACATCTGCTGGGCGGTGCGCCGCCCCTGGTCCTCGGTTTTCTTCAGCGTGTCGCCGGTCTCGCCCGCGCTTTTCTTGATCGCCTGCAGCCCAGCCGTCGCCTGCCGCGCCGCCTGATTGAGCGCGCGCGCATCGAAGCCGAGTTGGATGACGAGGGAGTCGACGACTGTCGGCATCAGTCCTCCCGTCGCATCGCGAGCTTGCGGTTGTGCGCGTCCACCGACATCACTTCGAGCAGGTCGTACAGGTCCTCGATGCCGTACACGGTGTCGAGTTCATGCAGCGTCGCCAGCTTCACCGAGATCACCGCGGCGACCGTCCGCGGCACGTTCGCGTAGTCTATGAAGCTCGGGCCAGCGGTGTCTCCGCCGTCGATCCCGAAGTCGATGGGTCGGCGGCCAAGGAAAAACCCGTGTGCAGCTCGACGACCTGTCGGCGCAGTTCGAGCCGTGTCGCCACTTCCTCGATATCGTCGTCCCACGGCGGCGAGCGCGTCACCATGGGCGCCGACGGATCGGGGATATAGGCGACGCAGGCCATCATCTCAGCCATCAGCAGATCGGCCTCGTCCTGCGGAATCGCCGACAACGCCTTGAGCGAGACCGCCGCGAGCCCGGCCATGCCGGCGGAAGCGAGGTTCTCGGGGATGTCCACGTCGGCGCGGATCATCGCCGACAGCGCACGCATCGCCCACCGTTCGGCGCGCGAGGCCGGCATCTCGGTGAGCAGGAAGCGCTTGCCGGCGTCGCGTCCGCCGTCCTGGCCGATCACCACCTCGCGCGTGCGTCGCGCCATCAGATCGGCACCGGCAGAATGGACGCCCAGGTGATGCCGAAGGTGCGCGCCTGCAATATCTTCCTGCCCTCGGGGAACGGCGTGTAGGTCGAGAGGAAGCCGCGGATCAGCGTGAATTCCCGGTTGATCGCCGGCAGGATCAGGCCGCCGTTGGCGATGTAGGTCTCGCGCGCGGCCTCCTGCGCCGAATACCACGCATCGAACATCGCCGCCGATGGTGAGTCGGCCTGAATGCTGATGGTCATCTTCTTCTCGACGGGCACCCAACCGGCCGAGAGGTAGCCATCGACGCCCATCACCGTCTCGACCGGCGCGAATTGATCGGCGGTGAAAGCCGAATCCGCCGCATAGCCCTGCATCGTCTGCGGCACCGGGAACAGGTTGAGGATCGCCAGCGTGAGGACGCTGTTGGCTGCGGTAAGTGTTGCCATGACACGCCTCCTTCTACTGGATCATCACCGAGGCGAGGTTGATCCGCTGAACCGATTGCCCGTCCATGTACCAGAACGTGCATGGCGGTGAGCCGCGCGCGGCACGCACCTGCGGCAAGGCATCGCGCACCTGGAAATACCAGCCGCGCTGACCGAGGATATCGTCGATCCTCACGCCGGCGTCGGCATTCACCGAGGCCGCCTGCTGCATCGAGAGCGTCACCCCGGCCCGCACCGCGCCAAAGTCCACGGCCTGATTGATCACGTCCTGGCAGGCCGCCTTGATCTGCCCATAGCCTTGCATGTTGTAGGGGATCGACTTGCGGCTGGTCAGCAGCACCATAAGCGCGAGCTGGAACTGATTGTTCATCCAGACCTGATCGATGTAGGAGTCGATCCAGGCGAACGGGCCACCGATCGAGCCGGAGTAGGCGAAGGTGAAGCGGTCGTTCGCGGTAGACCACACCCCGTAGTAGTTGTAGCCGTTGCCCTCCAACGTCGAGGCGATCGTCGCGTTGGTGATGTCTGCGACCAAGCCGGTCTGCGAGCGGAAGGCGAGCGTCGTGCGGCCGTTCAGCTCGGTGAAGTCGATGCTGGCGATCGCGCCCATGAAGAACGAGGCGAGCGCCGCGCCCTGCGTCGGCGAGTAGAGCGCGACCGTGCCCGACAGGTTTGCCGCCTCGATCAACTGACCAAGGCAGGTCGAATTGTTCTGCTGCGTCGCGCCGATATCGGTATCCCAGGCGACATAGACGTAGCGGTTGCCCTGGCCGTTGCACCATTGCGCCAGCGCCAGCTTCTGCGCATTGCCGCTGCCACCATCGGGATCGAAGGCGGTCGCGAACGACACCCAGTCCTGCGTCGTCGCCACCACGTTCGACATCACCCCGAGCGCGGTCGCCGGGATCGCGCCCTGGCTCAGTTGTGCGCCGCTCGCCTGGGTCAGATGGAATACGTTGGCGATCGTGCCGGTCGCATAGTCGATCGAGGAATTGGCCCCGGTGGTCGAAGAGGTGACGACGAAGCTCGCGGTGATCGCGTCATAGGTCACCGTCGGCGTGCTGGTGCTGAGCGAGGTCGAGGCGATCGTTTGGCTGTTGTTGAGGATGTAGGTCCCGACGCCGCCGATGCCGGTCCCGTAGGCGGCAATCACCGTGCCCGGCGTGGTGCCGCCGCCGGTCAGCACCTGACCGACCGCGAGCGTGCCGGCCGAGACGGCGGTCACCGTCATTGTGAAGCCGGAGATACTGGCGGTGAACGTCGCACCGCCGGCGGCCGGCTGGCCCAGCGCGGTCGACATGATTGCCGCCGCTTGCGAGAAGCTGGTCGCGGTCGCGAGATTGATCGTGTTGGAGGTCACCACGTTGCCGTCCAACCGGACTGCCATCGTCCCTGGCGGGGTGGCCTGCAGCTGCGCGATGGTCATGCCGGAGATCGAGGCGCCGCGCAGCCATGCACCGACCGCGACGGTGTTGTACTGGGTGAACAGCATCGAGGCCGGTTTGACGTTGCTGTTGTCGAACCCCAGGAAATAGTTGGTTGCGAGCTGGGCTTCCTGGCTGGTGGCGCCGAAATAGCCGGCGACATCTGCCTGCGTGGTGAACCGCAGCACGTCGCCAATCGGCACGCGACTGTTCTGGGTCAGCAGCAAGCCGACCAGATCGAGCGCGGTGCCGCCGGCCGAGATGACGGACGGCGTGACAGCGACAATCGCACTCGCGGGAATCGCGGGGCCTGTCATGGCATAGCTCCGGACAGTGAGGGGTTAGGGCAATTCGATCAGGAACGGCAGATCGACGCCCGGCGGGATGGTGACCACCACCTCGTCGGCGAACTGCATCGGGGAATCGACCTCGATGTTGGCCTGCAGCACCGCCTCGACGATCCAGCGATGCTCGAACTGGGTCTCGGCGTCGAGGAAGACCATCTGCCGCGCATCATTGGCGTAGAGCGTCTGGATCGGCAGGCCGAGCCCGTCGAAATAGTGCGTGCCGAATTCGTCGCGCAGCAGCGTGGTGATGATCTGCGCGTAATCGGCCGAGTGCTCGCCGTATATGTCGATCTGCACGGTGAGCTGCGTCGGCGCAATCGACGTGGTGACGCCGGCGTAGAGATGGTCGGGGGCGAAGGTCTGCTCCGGCGAGACGGTGTAGGTTCCGGCGCCTCCGGTCCCGGTGTCGAAGGCGGTGACCCTGGTATTGGCCGCGAGCGGCTGAGTGGCGGTGCCGAACAGCATCGAGCCGATCGCGAGCGCGCCTCCGGTGATGCTATCGACGGTCAGCGTCGGGCCGTCGATCTGCCCGGTCATCGCGATGTCGATCGTCGCGTCGATGTTCGTCGCCAGCCGCGTGCGCAGCAGCGGCGTCATCATCACGAAGTCGCCGGCTGGCGAGGCCACGCGGTTGATCTGCGTCCGCAAGATCGGAATGCCCGGGGGCAGGATGGTGGCGAGGAAGCCCTTGAGCGACTGATAGACGTCGCCCTCGGTGACCGATGGGCCGATCATGGAGTGATGCGGATGATCCGCGCTGAGCCGTCGAGCTGACTGGTCAGCTTACCGTCCTTCGACGTGTTGACCTGCACCGGCACGTAGCCGCTCGCCACCTTGTCGGCGGCCAGCTTGGTGATGTCGAACTCTTCGATCTTGCCCGGTTTGGAAGGGAAGTCGAGCGCAAGCGGGATCGCCGCGCCGCCGGGCTCGGGGAGAGAGCGCCAGAGCGCGATGTAGATCACGCCGTCCGAGCCTTGATAGAGGTCGGTGGAGCACGCGCTGTCGCCACCGCTCACCGTGTAGTCGAACTTGCCGGGGTCGAAGGTGCGGCGGTTATCCCCGCGATCGGCACAGAGCCAGCACAGCGCCCGCAGCGCATAAGCGTCTTCGCGCGGATCGGCATAGCCGTTGATCGGAAAAAGCCCGCAACGATAGGTGCTGCCGTAATCGAACATTGCGTACCACCACACCGAGTGCGTGCCGTTCTGCGCGCACCGGAACAAGGTCGTTGTGGTGTAGTAGGCATCGCGCTTGCCTGACCAGCCGGGCTTGCCGGGGTTGTTCCCCTGCGAATTGTATAACGTGGGATGGAACTCGGGGAGCGCGATCGGGTGCTTTGCATAAGCGCCCCACAGGCCGCCCACGTATTCATTGACCGAGTAGCCGGTGTTGGGGACATCGGGGGAGCCGGGCGGGTAATAGTGCCCGTTGCCGATGTCCATCAT